GGTACTGTTAGACAAGGTCTTGCAGCCGCAGGTTATGGTACGGATAAAGCTATATTTGGATATGGATTTGGTGCAGGTGGCAATCAACAATACTCAATGACCAACCTAGTATCAAACACTGGTACTGTTGCTACAGATACTACAGGTGTGGGTACTGCTAGGTATCAACTTGCGGCAGCCGGGTATGGCACAGATAAAGCTATATTTGGCTATGGATATTCTGTCTATTCAATGACCAACTTAGTATCAAATACAGGTGTAGTAGCTACTGATACTACAGGTGTTGGTACAGGTAGATACGCATTAGCAGCCGCAGCCTACGGTTAACATTATAATTTAACATAAATACATTTACTATAAAGGGAAAATAAAATGATAGACTTAGAAAACATGCCAGCTCCAACAGCAGAACAAATTGCAGAAGCAAGAGAAAATGCATTTAATGCAGAACATCCAGCATCATGGACATGGGATGAAGAACTAGTAACATATGTTGCTCCAGTTAGTATTCCAAGTGATGGTTATCCATACTTGTGGGATGAAGCTACAACTAATTGGGTACCATTTCCAGATTATCCAAGAGAGTAAAGAATGTCGGTAACATTTAGTGGTGGCGGTGTAACAATATCAGGCGGTGGTTGGACGCTTACTCCCGGTGGTCCTTCAGTTACTCCTACAGTTGAATATCTTGTCGTTGCTGGTGGAGGCGGTGGTGGATCATACGGAGCCGGTGGTGGTGCAGGCGGATATTTAACTGATACTGGATTTGCAGTAGCAGCCGGAACACCTATAACAGTAACAGTAGGTAGTGGAGGCGCCGGCGGGTCAGCCGGCGCCATTAATACAGGTGTTGTAGGGGTTGATTCTGTTTTTGGAACTATTACTGCAAAAGGTGGCGGTTACGGCGGAGCAGCCACGTCAATATCAGGTGGAAATGGTGGTAGTGGCGGAGGCGGAGGTGCCGGCCCTTCTGGAGCTGGTGCAGGGTATGGTATTTATCCTGGCTCTCCTTATATAAGTCAACCACGACAAGGATATGATGGTGGTGGTGGAGGTAGCGGAGGAAACTATCACTCTGGTGGCGGTGGAGGTGCCGGTGTCGCTGGCCTTAACGGAGGCAATGACGCTGGTGGTAATGGCGGCAATGGCGGTAATGGATTACAAAATAGCATTTCTGGTGTTGCTACATACTATGCAGGTGGCGGCGGCGGTAATGGCTTTAGTGGTACTCAAGGAACAGGCGGACTTGGCGGAGGAGGATCGGCCACTAGTGGTAATACGGGCATTGCCGGAACAGCAAATACTGGTGGCGGTGGTTCAGGTGGAGGTTATGACGGTAATTTTCTTGCCGGTGGAAACGGTGGTTCCGGCATAGTAATAATTCGCTATGCAGATAGTTATCCAGCGGCAACAAGTACAACAGGTAGTCCAACAATAACAGTTGAAGGCGGATATAGAGTATATCAATGGACTACTAGTGGTTCAATAACATTCTGATATGCCGCAAGTTACGGTTAATTATACAAAGAAAGAATAAAGAATGTCGGTAACATTAAACGGTGGTGTAACATTTGGCGGAGGGTTAACTCTTACTGCCGGACCAGCCGGTAATAAAGCTATATTTGGATACGGGTACATTTCAGCAGTAGGAGAGACTGCAATAACCAATCTAGTAAGTAATACAGGCGTTGTAGCAACTGATACAGCTGGAGTAGGTACTACCAGAACTAACCTAGCGGCGGCTGGGTATGGTACTGATAAAGCCTTATTTGGTTATGGAGAAGGAAATGGTACTTATTTATCAATAACTAACAAAGTAAGTAATACAGGTGTGGTGGCTAATGATACTGCAGGTGTTGGTACTGGTAGAACTGGAATTGCAGCCGCAGGTTACGGGACTGATAAAGCTATATTTGGATATGGCTACGCCTCTGGCGGCAGAACAGCAATAACTAACAAAGTATCAAACACCGGAGTAGTTGCTACTGATACGACAGGTGTAGGTACTATTAGAAATGGACTAGCGGCCGCAGGCTATGGAACCGATAAAGCTATATTTGGATATGGGCAAAATTATCCCACTTATTATTCGTTAACCAATCTAGTAAGTAATACAGGTGTAGTAGCAACTGATACAACTGGTGTTGGAACTATTAGAAGTGAGCTAGCGGCAGCAGGTTATGGTACGGATAAGGCTATATTTGGATATGGATATGCTTCCGACAATTCAAGTGTATCAATGACCAACCTAGTATCAAACACAGGAGTAGTAGCAACAGATACGACTGGTGTTGGTACTGCTAGGTTTTATCTAGCTGCCGCTGTTTACGGCACTGATAAAGCTATATTTGGATATGGAGTAACAACAGCAGTAACTAATTTAGTATCAAATACAGGTGTGGTTGCTACAAATACTACTGGTGTTGGTACAGCAAGATATTCACTTGCGGCGGCCGCCTACGGTTAAACAATAATTAACCATAATCATTGCAATACAAATCATTATATGCTATAATGCATAAATGATTAAGCTAACAGTTCCATTACCCAAAAGTATCATAATCGCATGTAGCGGTGGTGTAGATAGCATGGCAGTAGTTGATTTTCTAAGCCGCAAACATGATATCACTATCGCCCATTTTAATCACAGAACACAAAACGGTGAAAAAGCCTCTAAGTTTGTTTCCAAATATTGTAGTGATAATAATATTCCTATGCTATATGGAACACCACGTAGTCAAAAAAATAGCAAAGAAAGCCAAGAAGAATACTGGCGTAGAGAACGCTATGATTTTTTAAGTGAACTTGGTCCAGTAATCACCTGTCATCATTTAGATGATTGTGTTGAAACATATATCTGGTCAAGCTTACATGGCACACCCAAAGTTATCCCACTAACACGTAACAATGTTATTAGACCATTTCTAACTACTAGAAAACAAGATTTAATATATTGGTGCGAAAGTCATAATGTACCCTGGATTGAAGACGAATCCAATAAGAATTCCAGATATACCCGTAACTACATTCGCAATGAACTAATGCCACATGCATTACATATTAATCCAGGATTACCTAAATTGGTAAAAAAGATTGTAGAAGGTAAACAAAATACTTGACTTCTCTACAGAAACCAAGTATACTAACTAATTATTTAAGGAGAAACTATGTCGGATTATAATAGAACGTTTAATGGTGAAGCAAAGATTAAACTAACACAATTAATCAATGAAGGGATGCATGTCCTACATGAAATTGATACATTGAATGGTGGATTAAACGACACTATTAAAGCGGTTGCTGAGGAGCTGGAAATCAAAGCTAGTACATTGAAGAAAGCCGTGCGTATTGCACACAAAGCAAGTCTCGGTCAGACTAACAAAGACCATGATGAACTCAACACAATCCTAGAAACTGTGGGAAAAACGCTTTGAGTTATGTGGATGCTATTCATAGTAGGGATGAGGATCGTATCTATGTAGTAGAACGATCTCCTGAGGGTAAACGATTGTATAAAGAATACCCTACTAACTATGTATTGTATTATCCTGATAATAAAGGTAAACATCGTAGTATCTATGGCGATCCAGTCAGTCGTTTCAGTACTCGCAAACGACAAGAGTTTGAAAAAGAAAGACGCATACACTCAAATAAAAAACTATTTGAGAGTGATGTGCCAGTAGTCTTCCGTTGTCTAAGTGAAAACTATCTTGGCATTGATGCACCTAAACTTCATACATGTTTCTTTGACATTGAGGTGGACTTTGATCCTGAAAAGGGATTCAGTCCTACAAGTGATCCATTCAATCCTGTTACAGCTATCAGTTGTTACTTAGATTGGCTAGATCAATGTATTACATTAGTGATTGCTCCTAAACATATGTCTAGTGAAACAGCACAAGAAATCACTAATGAGTTTGAGAATACAATGCTATTCACAAACGAAAAAGAAATGTTTGATGTGTTCTTCCAACTCATTGAAGATGCAGATGTATTAACTGGTTGGAACTCAGAGGGCTATGATATACCCTACATGGTCAATCGTGTTACTAGAGTAATGAGTAAAGATGACACACGCAAGTTCTGCTTGATGGGTCAACTACCTAAAGCTAGAGAATACGAACGATTTGGTAAGAGTGAAACAACTTATGACTTAGTAGGTCGTATTCACTTAGACTATCTACAACTATACAAAAAGTATAACTATGAATCACGCCATAGTTATAAACTTGATAGTATCGGTGAGATGGAAGTCGGGGAGAACAAAACACAATATGAAGGTACTCTTGACCAATTGTATAACAAAGACTTTAAAAAGTTCATTGAATACAACAGGCAGGATACTATGTTGTTAGTGAAAATTCACAACAAACTTAAGTTTTTAGAATTAGCTAATCAACTTGCACATGAGAACACAGTACTGCTTCCAACAGTAATGGGTTCAGTGGCAATGATTGAGATGGCAATTTTTAATGAAGCACACGAACGTGGCTTAGTGGTTCCAGATAAAAAACGAAAGGTTGAAAATGAAGAAGATGTCCAGCAGGCAGCAGGTGCCTTTGTTGCTACGCCGAAAAGAGGTATGCATGAATATGTCGGAGCAGTTGACATTAACTCACTCTATCCCTCGGTTATTCGTGCCCTCAACATGGCAGGTGAAACCATCGTTGCTCAAGTCAGACAAACAATCACTGACAAATACATGCTTGACAAAGGTGTGCGATTAGCAAGTGAAAAGAAACGTCACAAAGAAGGTGATGATGCAGTTACAGGATCTATCTTATGGGAGAACCTGTTTGGTGCATTAGAATATACTGCTATTATGAACCAAGAACGTGGTACTATTCTTACAGTTGATTTTGAAGATGGTCGTAGTGTAGAAATGTCAGCGGCAGAAATCTGGAAGATGGTCTTTGACAGTCATAAGCCCTGGATGTTAAGTGCTAACGGTACTATCTTTACTTATGAAAAAGAAGGTGTCGTACCCGGTCTACTAACTCGTTGGTATACAGAACGTAAAGCTATCCAGAAACAAGCTAAAGAAGCATATGGTACTGATATGTTTGATTATTATGACAAGCGACAACTTGTTCGTAAGATTTTACTTAACTCAGCATACGGTGCATTGTTAAACGAACATTGCAGATTCTATGACAAACGTATCGGTCAAAGTGTTACACTATCTGGAAGACAAATCGTTAAACATATGATGAGTACTATCAATGAAACAGTTGAAGGTATCTATTCACATGAAGGTAATGCTATTGTGTATGGTGATACTGACAGTTGTTACTTCACTGCTTATCCAACATTAAAGCCGCAGATTGAATCTGGTCTATTAGATTGGAATAAAGAAACTTGTATTGGTTTGTATGATGGTATCGCTGAACAAGCAAATGAAAGTTTCCCAGCATTCATGGAACGTGCCTTTCATGCTCCAAGAAAGAACGGAGCTATCATTAAAGCTGGTCGTGAACTAATCGGTGATCGGGCGATCTTTATTGTTAAGAAGCGTTATGCTATTAACATCTTTGATAAAGAGGGTAAGCGCAAAGATAGTGACGGACAACTAGGCGATATCAAAGCTATGGGTCTTGACTTGAAACGTGCTGATACACCTAAGTATGTACAAGAGTTTTTAATGAATGTACTACAAATGGTTCTTCAACAAGGTAAAGGTCGTGATGAAGTTATTGAAGCAGTAAAAGACTTCAAGCGGATATTAACTGCACAAGATAGTTGGACAAAAGGTTCTCCTAAAGGTGTAAACAAACTTACGATGTACGGTGACTTAGAAGCTAAGAGTAGTACGGGCAGAGCTAACATGCCGGGGCATGTACGTGCGGCATTGAACTACAACTATTTGCGTAGAGTAAACGGTGACCAGTATAGTCAAAAGATTATTGATGGTATGAAGGTTGTAGTATGTAAACTTAAACCCAATCCATTAGGGTTTACAAGTGTAGCATATCCTGTTGATGAATTACGACTACCCAAATGGTTTACAGAATTGCCATTTGATGATTCGGCAATGGAACAAACGTTAGTAGATGAGAAGATTGATAACTTATTGGGTGTATTAGATTGGGATATTCGTAGCAATACAGATACTAACAGTACATTTGATGACTTATTCAGTTTCGGTTAAATTGGTGTTGCAATTCGTAATATATTCCATTATAATACGTATTACAACTACCTAAATAGTTAAAACAAAGGAAAAACATGAAAGATAATTTACAAGATTTAATTCAACACACACATGGCTTAGGCTGTATTGATTTGATTAAGGTCAGTGGAACTGACACAGAGACAACTGTAAACGCAGTAGCAGAAGATAAGAGTGTTATTGTTAGTGGTGTGCTTAAACATCCTAGCGCAGAGTTTATTGGTGTGTTTGGTATGCCTAACTTAGGTAAACTAAAAACAATTCTAGGCTTTGATGACTATGATGAACATAGTAAAATCAATGTTACACGTGTAAACAAAGACGGTGTAAGTGTGCCAGAGTACATTCACTTTGAAACAAAAGCAGGTGATTTCGTTAACGATTATCGTTTGATGAGTAAAGCTATTGCTGATGAGAAAGTTAAGAATGTAATGTTTAAAGGCACTACATGGAATGTAGAGTTTGAACCTACTATTGCTGGCATTCAACGATTAAAGCGTCAAGCAAGTGCTAATAGTGAAGAAAAGAACTTTACTACTAAAACAGAAAACGGTAACTTAATGGTTTACTTTGGTGACCCATCAACACACAGTGGTAACTTTGTGTTTCATCCCGGTGTTACTGGTTCACTAAACAAAGCATGGATGTGGCCTGTTAAAGAGTTCTTAAGCATCATGGATCTTC